TCTCCAGGCTACCTTCAAGGTCTACTCTAGTAAAACCAACTCTATTTACCCTACCACCTGTTTCAGAGAGAGCAGGAAGTTTACCCTGAATAGTTCCAATATCTTTACTGGAACCGTAAAGATTGCCGGAACCCTGGAGGACAGAAGCATTCGCATCGGCTGCAGCAACTGCAGCAGCTTTAACTTCTGTGGTGGGGACCAATTTAAGTTTGGAACAAGTAACTGTCCAGGGGGCTGCAGAGCCTGTTTTAGTAGCAACATCTGATTCAACTGCATTTACAGCAGTAGTGAGAGCATCTGCAGTTGTTTCTGCTGCATGAGAAGATATAAGTTTAGAGAGAGTAACTGTAAACTTGGCACTATCAATCACAGCTCCTGCAGCATCAATACCTTGGTCATTGACGTTGGCATCATCAAGGAGGGGTAGGTAAAGATATCTCTTAATGGTTTTACCCATGTTCTTGGGCATACCAACAGTGTCTGCCAACTGAGAGAAATATTTCTCTTTCTGAAGGTCATATAGAGCCTTCTTCAGGTAAAGATGAGTATTGAACTGAGTACCTACAGAAGAGGTAGATCCATCATCAGTACCGTAAATTCGGGGTGTATCAGCCATATTTTATTGCCTCACTATTATTTTATATATTGATTGAGATCTAGTTTGGCAAAGTCTTCATCAGATAAATCCAAAGGATCAAATGAAGGTGTAGCAGTGGCCTTTGATCCCTTCGTAGGGCTTGCTGCACGTTTTTTGTTTTTTCGTTCGGCTTCTTTCTGTGAATCTTTTGCTTTGTTCGGTTGAACACTTACGGGAGCTTTGGACGCACCAGGTACTTGCAATACTCCTGCAGCAGCTAAAGCATCACCTGCTGTCTTGTATGCTTCAAAGTCTGAAATGCCAGTAAGTCTACCCATATTGCGTTCGTAGGTGACTTTCTCCATGACCTTATCAAATGTCCCATCTGCAATATGCCCATTGATTATCGAAATAATTTGCGGCTCAGTGGCAATGGTGTCTTGACTTACGTCATCCCAATCTTGAGATACGACATTGAGAGTTCTCTGGAATGTAGGTGTGTCACGAATTTCATCGAGTACACTATCCAAAGCAAGCTCTTTATCAGATATCTTTCTGCTGGTTGGTTTGTAGTCACTTTCTGCTTTTACATCTATATCCATAGGATCTAACTGAGAATCCTTTAGGAGCTTTGTGATTGCTTCAGGTACTCGGTTATGGATATCAATAAGAAAATTTAGTTTCTCATCATCCAGTAACCCATTTTTCTCTAGCAGTTTCATCTGTTTAAGATTGGGTTTAAGGGTAGCCATTTTCTTATGGAAACCCGCTCCCATCTTCATTAGCTGAATTGCATCGTCTACACTCTTGGCTTGAATGTCTGTACCATTTGCTTTAAATGGGGCCATGAGTTTTTTATATTCTGCTGCAAAATCTACATCAGGAATATCAGTATCTTGCTTAACTTCGACAGTTTCTTTTTCAGGGGTGGCATCAGTATTCTCTTCTTCTTGCTCTACCTCCTTAACTTCTTCTTCACCATCTACAAGAGAAGTTTCCTCTGTCTCATCTATTTCAGTCTCTTCAGGAGTATCTTCTACTTCTGGCACTTCCTCTGGGAAAGTAGTATTAACAAAATCTTCATCAGACATTTCCAATGGATCTATCTGATCAGTAGGTTCTGCTTTAACTTCCTCTTCCTCAATGACTTCTGTAGTCTCGTCGGTCATCATTAAATCTCCTCTAACGCTCGTGATCTCTCCTCTTTAGCCGCTTCCAGAGATTCTTTAGCCATTTCACCTTCCTGCTGCACAAACCTCATATAGAGCTGCAAATGCCCTACAGCAGAAAGCTGTCCTTCGATATAACTCTTATTCATATCATCCTGGAAATTGGGTGATACTTTTTTAGCTATTAAACCAAGAGCATGATCTTTGCAGAACCCCTCAAGGATAAACTTCTTGAAATCAGTATTTTTACTAAGTCTGTTTAAACAATCCTGAATATCAATTTTCTTTTTCGTAATCTCCATGGACATCTCAATTTCTTTAACTACATCTGACATTACACTTCTCCTTTACTTGGTTTATTTTCTTTATCATAAGCCGCTTTTATATCTATTTTTTCTATGTCTCTTGCCTGTCCTACACCACTCTCTTGTTCAAGAAAATTTAGATCCTTGAGGTCTGCATCACTACCCAAAGCTCTTGTCTTAGCTACTTCTGTACCAGCCTTGGCATCATTCAATTTAGCCTGTGTAGCTGTTGCTGCACCCTGTACTCCGTTCAACTGAGCCTCAGTGCTGTGCTTCATAGCAAGACCCTCTTCCTTGGCAATTTGGGCCTGTAAGAGCTTGATCTGTAGTTCTTTCTCCATTTGGATTAGAGGATCAGGCTGGGGTTCATATTCTTCAATTTTCTTAGCTACGGCAGGCATCTTTCGTAGGCGGGCGATATCTGAAAGAAGGATTTTAGTAATCCCAGGGTCCATGCTGTTGCCAGTAGTTTGGAGCATGAAAGCCAATTCTTCAGCTTTCTTATTATCTTCCTCTGCTGTGGATATGTTGAGTTCTAAGTCGAATTTGCCAGACAAGTCATCTCTGCGTACAGGTATGAACTTTTCATTGGTGACTCTAATTATTTGCTCTTCTGAAAGAAATTCAGCATTCATAGCAATGATCTTACGTCCTACTTCTATGATACCTGCTGCCAATCTGCGAAGTATTCCAAGCTCTCTTTTACTGGCTGCATCTAGAGCAGACCTGCCGTTACGAACACTTGCTCCTATAGCTTCTCCGGTAATGCCTGTGTGGTACGCTTTTACTCCAGTAAGACTCTCAGCTTCAGTATTCTGTAGGCTGATCATATTGTATGCAGAAGAGGGTATTTCAGGGTAAGTATGTGTATATATGGCCTGTCTTGGATCATCAGGACTATTGATCTCGTAGTTGTCACCACGTTGAAATTTTAGTTTATTGGTGGGATCTAAAGCACCACGTTTAAAGCAGGTCTGACTATTGGCAGATTTACCCATAAGATCAATCATGCCACGAGTAATAGCCCCTACAATCTTTTGGTTCTCTTCAAGCAACTCTCCATCTGGTTCACCCCAATTAGATTTCCGTACAGGCATGTAGACTGCTTTTACGAAAGGGGGTTCTTTGTCCGGGAAGGGATTTTTCTCAAGACGGATCATCACATCATTAACCCAGAAAGCACAAATGGGTTGAGCTATGCCTGAATTGTCAATGTCCCAGTTTCCCCAGTATGAATGGACTACGAATTGCTTACGAGCCTTGTCATCAAAATTAAATGACATATTATCTGGGCCCTCTTCATGGTCAGGAGAAGTAAGAGGAGAAGCAGCTTCGATGTTTACACGCCCAAGATTTTTATATCGACCATCTTTCTTTAGTTGGGAAAGAGAGGCTTTAAACTTCTCTCCCACAAATTCAGCTTTTTTAAGATTTCCATTACAAGAAGGGTCAATAATAATATTATCAGCTAGACAAGTTTCAACTGTGGGCTGATTCTTTAATTCTATGGTTTTCTCTACAAGCTCTGTACCTACTTGTCTTGGAATTACTAGCTGCTGTTGTTCAGCAAAAATAGTAAGAGCCTGATCTAAACCAGGATTTTCTATCTCTGAATACTGGTCCCTATTTGTCTCACGTAGCTGTAATAGCTGCATATACTGCTGAGCCAGTTCTTCCTCGTTGGAAGGTATGAACTCATAAATTGGTTCTTCTACCTCAATGGTTTCCTCATCGAAGACCCAACCCAACTTTAAAATTACAGTACCAATATCAACAGCGTCACGAACATAAGTGTCAATTAAATCAACACGACCTATAAGGTTATTGAATTGATAGTTGAGAACCAGAGCATTTTGCTCTGCTCTCTTTCTATCACCAGCAGTTCTTGGTGCTACGTTGAATATATCGGGAGAGCTTAGGAAGGGTTCAGATAATGATGAGTATCTCCACTCTGCTTGTTTACGAATAAGTTTAGGAGCTACAGAAGACTGTCCTGTAACCTTGGGTGGCTTGGCTACACCTGTTACATGCAAATTACTTAACCAGCGATCCACATTTGTTAGATGCAGATTCTGATCATTAGAAGCATCATCAATATTTTTCTTGAGATCCTGAACTGAAGGTTCATTCTCCCACTTTGTAAGTTTTACTTTCTCTGGAAACATAAATTAGTTTTCCTATAAAGAATCAATTTTTGACCGAGTATAGGGAAACTTGTTTTTATACAGAAATATTCTAGTAGATATAAATAGTGAGGCAGTATAGATACTTACATCTATACTGCCTTA